ACAGTCAGACTTGAAGGAAGCTGATGGTCTGTCTAAGATTATTCACCTAGCCAAGAAGCACATGCTACCAGTACCGATCATTGAGTTTGGTGTAGAAGATATTGTCCGTAGTGACATCTGTGCTGAGTGGGTCAAAGTATTTATGAAAGAGGGACTATGACAAAAGAAGATGTAGTAAACAAGCCACTACACTACGGCAATGGAAGCATTGAGTGTATCGACTACATGAAAGACAACATGGATACTGTGATGTTCTTAGGTTATCTAGAAGGTAACTGTAAAAAGTATCTACACCGTTATCGGTATAAGGGTAAGCCAGTAGAGGATCTACGTAAGGCACGATGGTACTTAGATAGACTAATCCAAGAGATGGAACAACAATAAAACAAAACCCCCAAGGAGAAATCCAAGGGGGTTAATTATTACTTTTTCTTCTTAGCTGTCTTAGCTGCTTGCTTGAAGGCTTTGTCTGTAGGAGCACCCTTTGATCCAGCCTTCCGCATCTTCTCTCCACTACCTTCCGCAATACGTTTACGTTTAGCATGGATATTAGCATATAATCCTTTAGCCATTACTTTTTCTTTTTAATTTGCTCTTGTTTTTTTTGGTAAGGACTTATAGACTTTTCGCCTAAGAGCCTCAAAGTAACATACGTAAGAGGAAGAATCTTAGCTGCAGAACTATTTGGCTTACCTCCAGTTAAATAAGGATTCTCTCCAGACTTACTGTTTGGTTTAGGTTTCATTGCTATTTTTCTGTCAATTTTAGGTTGTCTGGCCATGTTATTTTCCTTTCTTAGCCTTCTTCTTAGCCTTACGAGCTACGTCAAGTGCAATAGCTACGGCTTGCTTCTGTGGTTTACCAGCCTTCATCTCAGTCTTGATGTTCTGGCTGACGGTCTTCTTACTGTAACCCTTCTTTAATGGCATGTCAATTTCCTCACCATTTTCCTTGTTGTTTACCTATGAGATAGAATACTCCTGCAAGTATTGCAACACCTGTTATCATAGCTAGTATTCCTACAGTCCAGTTTACAATAGCTTCCTTGATCTCTTGCTTACGGTATTCCTGTTTACGTCTTTGCTCTTTAATCTCTCTAAGAATATTCTTGTAGTCTTCCAAACCTGACGGACCATATGTCCATGAGATCAGAGTTTCTACTTCCTTCTTCATCTCAGCCATCTTACGTTTGGCTGCAAATACTTCTAGAGCTTCCTTCTCTGCACTACCACCAAAGGTCTTCCACCAAGGAACATTTTTAGCCTTGCTCTCAGCATAGTTAATGTCTGACCATGCACCTGCAAACTTTGACATAGCTGATGTAGCATCATGCCCTGCACTTATAAGGGATCGCATCTGGGAAACTGCTGCACTAGCTACTGACAGGGCTGTTAATGGATCTACCATTTTACTTTATCGGCCCAGTATGCTGCAGACATCTTACCCTTCTTGATGTTCTTAGCATGACGAGCTTTAAATGCTTTGTTACGGGCTGATCCCTTAGGACTACCCTTGACACCCTGTTGACCAAACCTAATGATCTTCTCTTTACCACCCTCACAAGCCTTAACAACATGAGACTTAGTAGGGTGACTAGGAGTAGTCTTCGGTGAGTTACATTTCATTTTCGACTTATTAAGCCTCTCAGCCATCGGCTTATTCCTCTCCCTATTTCCTGTGGTGATGGTGCTAACCAACCTAGTATTAGCAATATCAATAACAGAGGATCTATCTCAGTATTGTTTGTAGTACTCTGGTCAACAGTATCTATTGGGCCTTCTGCCTTGACCTCTGGTTTGTTGTAAGTTGTTACACCTACGTTCTGATTGTTCTCTTTACCTATCTGAGTGTTGGCTGCTACATTAGGGCCACCACCGCCCATAAGGAATGATGGTATATTACTACAACTAGAGACTAGCAGTATGATTAATAACCATCTCATTTATAACTCATGGAAGTATTGTTACTGTGATCGGAAGAGGAGTTTGAAAAGGAACCACCTGCACTCTTTCCATTGACGTAGATACCATAGAACCCAGCACCAGCCCCAACAATAACAGAAACAAAACCAGCCTGTGCATTGCTTGGGTCTTCCAGTCCCATGAACCATTCGGTTGTACGATAGAAGGCAAACCCATACAGAGTTATAATCATCCTAGGCCAGATACGCCACTTATCTAACCACTCAGGTGTCATTTGGGGTACTTTTCCCAGTTAAGTTGGAAGTGTGGCCCATCAGGAAACTTAGCCCAGTCACCACCCCACTCCATAGCAACACCTTGTTCCTTTGCTGCCTGTTTCATAGCTGCAGCAATCTTGTGGTACAAAGGCCAATCCCAACGGACTGACCCATCTACATATGCACCCAAGTCTACAGCATGTCCTGTCAGGTGACGACTACGCATTGTAGTAGATGCACCCTTAGCTAACAGTTCTGCCTGTCTTTTCTCAGAACGGATACCCTCAAGGACTGTAAAGTCTACTTCAGAGATTTCAATGGCACGTTTAACTACTGCGACAAGATCTGGGTGTACACCCTTTAGTCGTTGCTTGCTACGTAATCCTAGTTTATATCCCATGTTACCGTCCTAAAAATTCTACAATACGTTGCTTCTCTTCTTCACTAGCACCAGTCAAGCTATCTAGTAGAGCCTGTACTTCAGGGGATACTGCGGTTTCTTGTGCAGTAGGCTGTGGTGTTGTTGCAGCTTCCTGAGTAGGTTGTTCCTGAGGTTGTTCTTCTACAGGAGCAGCACCGATAGTCTGATCACCTACCTGAATTGGTGCAGTGAAGGCATTAAGTGGCTGTGTAGGAGCTACAGGTGCTGGCATAAAGGATGGATCTGTAGCTGCACGATAGATGTTCTGTGTAAGACCTGCCTCAGTACCTACATTTGTAGAACCTGCAGGACGACGATAGCCTAGTAGACGATCTGCACTGTAGGATTTAACAGATACTTCATCACCCTGATTACCACCAAGGATAAGAATGTTACCCTGAGCATCAAAGCCTTTGAAGAAACCTACATGACCAAGGTTAGGATCTGTACCACGAGACAAGACTACAACATCCCCTAGCTGTGGTGTAGTAACTTCTTCACCCCAGTTCAGGAAGCTACGAGCATTAAGAGCACCTGTACCATCTAGACCAGTCTTAGATAGTGTAGCATTAACGAAGGCTGCACACCATGCAGTCTGTGATGGATCAATGTTTACACCACCCTCAGCTAGGTACTGTGATACCAAAGCTCTCTGTTTATTCTCGTTAAGACCTAGAGCACTCTCTGCAGTACGGATAAGATCTGTAGAGGTCTGACCTGTCAGTGTCTCGACAGTCAACTCAGGTGCAGCTTGCTGTGGCATATCAGGTGTTAGCATACGAACTGTGTCCTGAATGACAGTCATAGCATTACGACGATCATATGCTGAGGATAGACCCTGTGGATTGAACCCTAACCCCTCAGGAAGAGGAACCATACCCTGTGCTAGAAGCTCAGTGTTACCCCCATAAGTCTTACCGACCCAAGCTAGGAAACGATCAGCTTGTTCCTCAGTGAAGCCACCCTTCTGCATGATGCTTTCACGGGTAATGACGTACTTGCTACCATCCCATACTGCACCCAAGCCCTGCTCGATAGCACCTACGTTACGTTGCTGACGAGCAAGCTCAGTGTTCAAGCCTGAGATAATGTAGCTACGTACAACTGCTGCACCCTCAGGATCTACAGCCTCTAGTGCAGTTACATTACGTAGGAATTGTGGGTTAGCCACAAGTTGCTTAATAAAGTCAGAGGATAGGAACTGGTCATTCTCCATAGACATCATGACTGCACCAATACCTGCAGCATTTTCTACGAATTGTTGACGACCCTCAGGACGTTGAATAGCATTAGGATCTATGAGGGCAGTTAGTTGACCAGATGCCTTAAGGCCATCATAGTATTGTTGCGGTGAAAGACCCTGTATTTTAGACTGAACGGAAGGTGGTAGCTCATTAATAGTAATTACATCACCATCCTGTTGTCCAGTAGACTGGCCTAACAGATGTGAGAATAGCTGTGGCTGAGTAATGTTTAAGTTAATAGACTTACCTGCTTCCATGATGAATGTGTTTATATTACCCTTTCCAAGTAGACTAGTCAAAGTTGATGGATCTTTAATAGCTGTCATTGCTGACAACAGAGATGTAACATCACCACCACCCTCTTGGATCAGAGAGTTAGCCATTGCTGTAGTAATCTCTTCAAACAATACATCTGAGCTAGCTGCTTTCTCCAAGTTAGTCAACATGTTGTCGACGTTAGTGAGCTTAGACTGGGTAGACTTCCACTGTTCATCAGAAACATTAGGTGGACGAGAGATACCAACCTTTAACTGTGACCATGATGCCTGAAGATTCTTGAGAGCCTGTGGCCCTACACGTCCACCCTGTTGTGATGTGGCTACAAGAGAACCAAAGTTAGATTCTAGGAAGGTGTCGATAGCTTTACCGTATGCAGCCTCAGTTTCTACAGACCACTTATACCCTCCCTCAGCTTTAGAACGAGCAATGACATCTGCAGATGCCTGTAATGTAGCCTTCTGTCCGATAGCATACTCAATACGTTGTTCATCTGTAGAATCCTTAGGCAGCATAGCAAAGGATGCAATATAAGAAGCCTGTACTTGAGGATCTTGTAGTGCTTGCTCACGCATAAAGGATTCATTGTCTCGACCGTAACCAGCCCAAGGACGACCTGTCGTGGCTGTGTAGACACTCTGGTAGTCAGCATCAAACTCGATACCCTGTAGGGCAAAGTTCTTAGCTAGTTGACGTTCAGCAATAAGTGCTGCAGCCTCACCCTTCTGGTCACGTAGAGCTTGAACACGTTCTAACCCCTGTTGGAATACACTTAAATTAGGATCAACAGATGATGTTCGTTTAGTTGCAGCCCGTGCATCAGCATCTAGCTTTGCACCGTAGTCCCTAACAAAGAACTCACCTAATCCTGCTAGTGCTGCAAGAGCAGATGGTTGTTCGACAGCTTGTAGGGGACGTTCAAAGGCGACATCACCTTGAAACTTAGGGGCGAATAGATCAGCCATTATTCTGTACCTTTCAGGATGGATCTTGTAGCCTGTAGAGCATACAACTTATCTTGTTCAATCAAATTAGTTTGGATCTTCTGCCAATTTCTCTCTAGTGCAGTACGAGTAGCACGACGAAGTGATGCAGTCTGTGAGGCTGAGAAACCTGAGAAGCTAATACGTTCATGCAATTCCTTCATGAGTTGTATTGCTCTGTCTACATCAGCACGGTCACCCTCCATCAAGTTAAAGATACGTTCAGCATCACGATTAACTTCTTTACGGAAGTCTGAGAACTTACGTCCACTGTTGTAGATGTCACTCATACGGCTGTAGTTCTCTACTACTTCGAGAGGAGTGAAACCTGTAAGGGCAACAATGCCATC